AAAGGTCCGGACTCGGTTCGGTCGGGCATCGACTTCCTGCGCTCCCGTCCGCTACTCATCACCGAGCGCAGCGTGAACGGCATCAAAGAACTCCGGAACTACAAATACAAGGAGGACAAGAACGGGCGCCAACTGAACGAGCCCGTCGACGCCTTCAACCACTTCATCGACGCCTCACGCTACGCCGTGACGTGGAACCAAACGAACCCGAACTTCGGCAACTACGCCCTCGGATAACCTGAGACATTCACCCTTTTCAACTTGTAACAATATGAAGCTGCGTCTTCCCGCCTCTTTCCAAGACCTGACCCTTCGGCACCTTATGACGCTGGAGACCGAAACCGACCCCGTTAAGCGCGTCCAAGCCGTCACGGGTCACTCCTTCGCGGAACTCCGCAAGATGCCCCACAAACTCATCGTGGAGGCCAACGCACACCTCGACACCTTGCAAGCCGAAGAGGTCGCCCAACACAAAGAAATCATCGAGCTTAACGGCGTCGAGTACGGATTCGTACCTGACTGGGACGAGTTCAGCGCGGGAGAGTGGATTGACATGGAGACATATACGGCGGACTTTTGGAAGACGCCACACAAAGCCATGAGCATCCTATACCGACCGCTCGAAAGGAAGTGGGGGGACCGCTACTCCATTAAACCGTACACGGCCAAAGAGGACGCCGACGTGTTCCTCGATATGCCCGCCTTTCTCGTCGCCGGTGCGTTGCTTTTTTTTTGGAGTACCGAAAAGAAACTACTGAACGCTTTGCAGTCCTCTTTAATTCAGAAGACTCAGGAGGTGACGAGTTTGCTGCAAAGTGGGGGTGGTACCCTGTCCTCTACACCTTGGCCGGTGAGGACATTCTTAAAATGGATGCGGTCACGAAGCTACCCGTTGGCCACGCCTTCACCCACCTCGCCTACCTCAAGGACTTAAACTTCAAGAGAGAGCAAGCAAGCAAGAACCGCATCGCATGATCACATTCAACAATATCGTCTCGAAGTTTCAGGAGTTCTGCGACGACCACTTTTTCATCAAGACGTTCTCGTATGGGTCGCCCTCGGACGTGGACTTGGAGAAGTTCGAGCAGTACCCGCTGCTTCACTTGGTGTACACCGGTGGGGACTACAACTCACCCAAGGCCAAGACCTACAACCTCGAAGTCTACATCTTGTCCTTGCCTCCATCGAAGGCGGAGAAAGTGGAATATCAAAAGGAGAACATCTCCAACGCGGAGCAGGTAGCCGAGGACATCTTGGCTGACATCCAGAACGGAGGAAACATCTTCCAGTTCGGGTTTCACTACGACCTCGTCAACGCCTCGGTGACTCCGCTTGAAGAGTCACAGAGCAACGCCCTTGCTGGGTGCTTGCTTGACATCGCTATATCGGTCCCCTACACCTACGACTCGTGCAACGCTCCCCTCACGGGAGTAGAGCCCGCAGGTAGCGACACGCCTTCATTCAAGGCGCGGGGCCTTCTCCGGGTCAAAGAGCTTGACGGCTCCCCCGACGTGTTGAGCGTGGCCACCATCAACGTACCCAACGGCTCCCTTGTAGACGACGGAGACGGAGAGATCACCTTGACCTTTGGAGGCGGAGGCGACGCAGACACAGCCGAGAAGGTACACTTCCCAGTCCGCAACGACGAAGGGGCTACTATCCCCGCAGGCACTCCGTTGTATTCGCGTGGTGAGATTGGAGCAAGCGACCGCATCTTGGTTGGAATTGCCGACGCAAGCGACCCGGCAAAGATGCCCGCAATCGGCATCGCAGAAACCGAGCTCACCACCAACGGAGCAACCAAGGACGGGTTCTCCATCATGACCGGGACGTACAACACCAACCTCTCTGGGTTCACAGGACTCGAAGAGAACGACGTCCTGTACGTTGCTGATGGGGGTGGTCTGCATCAAGACAAACCCACCGGGACCAACCTCATTCAAAACGTGGGTGTGGTTCTCAAGACAAATGGCACCATCTGCCAAGGTCTCAAGGTGTCTTGCATTGGTCGGACTAACGACGTGCCCAACCTACCCGACGGAAAGTTCTTCATCGGCTCGGCTACAAACACCACGGAGAGCGACTACGGGCTACCTACAACCGCACCGAACAACGGAGAGACCCTCGTATATAACGACGTCACCGACGAGTTCGAGGGCGGCTATCCTACCTCCGAGGGTCAGGTGTCAACGTTCAACCTTGCATCGGACTTTTCGTCTTTTGCAACGCCCGGAGCGACCTTGGTTCGGTTTGGCAGTTTGGCCAACACAACCATCACCCAAACCATGAGGGCGGGTTGGTCTCTTGGTGTGGATAGCACCACGTCCGCGGCTCAAATTAACGCGCTACCTACTACGACCGGCTCGACGTTTACTTTGACTCTTGAGGTAGAAATCTTACTACCCGCAAGCGCCCTCGGACTTTTGGCGCCTTTTGCGGCCAGCGGCTACTTCACGGAGTTGTCAGGGAGTGTGCCCATCATTGGGACAGGTAGCTTTCAAAGCTACACCTACACGGACACCACAAACGCCGTGAACCTGTGGCAGCTCACCAACTCAATCCAGTTTCAGGTAACGAATTTTGCAGGGTCGAACGGCACCATCCGGAACCCTGAACTCACAATCACCATGAACCATGCCTGAACAATTTGAATGGACGGACGCAGAAAAGGCGTCAACGACAGGAGCCGAGCAACTGGCGATGTTCGAGAGGCTCGTCGACTTCGTCAACGCACGCCTTGCAGAAATCCAAGCCCTACAAACTGAAGTAACCGACGTCAAAGCCGACGTCAAAGACCTCAAATCAGACTCACCAACACCCTCTAAATGATGGAATTTTTTACCGAAAACTGGGCTGAAATTGCCCTCGCAGTCATCGCCCTCGCTGGCACTGTCACCGGCCTCACCGAATCGACTGAAGACGACAAGATCGTAGACGTCCTCCGCCGCATTGTTAACGCCATCGTATTTGGCAAGGCGAAGTGAAGACGGAAGACTTCGATAAGGTACTCAAGGACTTTGCCGAAGAGGTAAACCTTGCAGCCAAACGCACCCTCGGCTCCCGTAAGATTGGTAAGAACCGGTCCTATGGTGTCGCGTCGCGTTCCTTGCAGAAGTCGCTGGAATACAAAATCGGAGACGGCAAGGTGGAGTTTGGTTCGCCACTCCCCTATGCCGCCTTCATCCATTGGGGCGTCAACGGAACCAGACGGAACCGGAACGCTCCCTTCTCTTTTGGCAGCAAGCAACCCCCTCTCGAACCAATCATGGACTGGATGAAGGTGAAGGGCATGAGACCAAGAGACAAAGACGGCAAGTTCGTCAAACGCATTGGGCCGCGTGGAGGCGACCGCCTCAAGAGCGCCGCGTTCATGATCGCGCGAAGCATCAAACGCAACGGAATCCACGGCCTCAAATACTACTCCGTGGCCCTCGAAAGCATCGTGCCACAATTCACCGACAAGATGGGCGACGCCCTTGTCAAAGACCTTCTCTCCTCCCTCTCCTTCAAGACGGGGAATATCACCGTGAAACTCAAATAAAATGGCCGCAAGAATCTTTGACGACCCCGGCTTTGACGTTCGCCCAGCAGGGCAGCCGCTCATCTTCTCCATCGACGACACGGGCACCACCCCGGACCGGTTCGTGGTCATCGTTAAACGTTCGAGCTTGTACACAGCTGGGGCGCCCGTAGAGGTTGCCAAATTCTACCTCACACCCAACACGGAAGGCGTGGCGTTCTTTGACCTCTCACCCATTGCCGAGAGCATCTTGGAATTTCCTTTGAAGGCGGGCAGCACGGTCGTACACAAGACCGCCACACTTGCCGACGCAATGGACGGCCTTACGATGCAGCGGTTTCAAGTTCAGGTGGCACGATACAACAACGGCACCGAAGGAAGTGTGGACGACACCGAAGAGGTTATCGTAACCAACGGCACCCAACAAATCGCCGACGGCCTGCATCCAAGTTTCAACGACTACCTCTGGGGTAACGACGTCGGGTTCTTGACTGAACGCCCCGTCGTGAACAACGTCATCACACACCGCGCCCGACGTGACGAAGAATTGGTGGTGAGCTTCATCGACGGCGACGACATCGGAGAGGCAAGGACGGGGACTTATAATTTGCGGGCAACCTATGTGTCATATACCGGGTCTTCTTACGATGGTGTAGTAGGGGCTGCATACACAGGAACCGACGTAAGTGAGATGCTCCTACAAATCCCTATCGGAGGGCCTAACCAAAATCTCAACTACCTCAGCGTTCCTTTCTCATTAGAAGAGACTGACTACATCGACTTTTATTTGTACCGCACCGACGCGGGAAACCAAGGACAAATCGGCAACGCCTACCGCGTGGTCTTTGACGACACCAGAGGATGCCGCAACACGGCCACGCAGGTAGCTTGGTTGAACACAAAGGGCGGGTGGGAGTACCTCCGTTTCGACTCACGAGCGCCCAAACAAATCAGCGTCGAAGGCAAGACCTACCGCAAGACCATAGGCACCTACGGCGAAGCGACATTCTCCTTTGACGCGGCAGGTAGTCAATACGACACCTTCGCCAAAACAGGTAAGGAGCAATTCACGCTCCAAGAGAACTTCTTCGACGCAGGCGAACGCGCCCTCTTGGACTCTCTCATGAAGTCGCGCATCGTGCAAATTAGGCGCATGGACGAGGATGTATGGAAGCCCGTCACTGTCAAGACCAACTCACTCACCATCCAGCCCGCCGGGTCGCAGTTCTACAACGTGTCCCTCACGGTTGAAATCGCCCAAGACATCCGATGCTGAGACTCGTCATAAACAACAAGGACGTCGAACTCTACGAGAACGCACCCGTCAATCTCAAGTTCCAGTTCTCCGACGTCGAGAAAATCAACAACCCGCTGGCAAGCTACTCGCAGTCCTTCCGGGTTCCGTTGACTCAAAACAACGTCGACATCTTCGGACACCTCGATCAGGTGACGGAGGTGGGAGGGTTGGACTTGAGGCAGCGTTTGTCGGCTCAACTCTTGTCCGACACCTACCCCATCATGGATGGGTTCGTGCAAGTCAAGGCCGTCTACCTCAACAAGGAACTATACCCCGAAGTCGAGTTGGTTTTCTTTAGTGGCGCCGTGGACTTCAAAAGCGAGCTCGAAGGGAAGTTCTTGTCGGACCTGAATTTGAATTCACTCAACCACGACCTCACCCTAACCAACGTCCAGTTGTCTTGGCTTGGAACGGAAGACTATATCTACGGAATTGTCGACACTGGTCAGAACTGGACGGCCGACACTTTTGGGACTGAAGACAGCCCCTTGTCTTTGCCTCAACTGACTTTGTTCGTAAAGGCAAAGGCATTGCTCGACAAAATCTTCAGCGCGGCCGGGTTGACCTACGAAAGCACCTACCTCGAAGGCAGTGACTTTGACGACCAATTTGTCATGTACGCCAACGGGTCAACCGTGGTCGAATCCAACGACGACTTTCTCGAAAGCGCACGGACGACCCTCGCAAGCGACCAAACCATTGCGGCAAGTACGACGGCGATTGTGGACCTCGTAGACAACGGGGTGAATTGCTACGACCAAGGCAGCAACTGGAACAACTCGACTCACAAATACACGGTCCCCGAAAATGGCCTCTACAACGTGTACGCACTCGTAGACGTAATCCACAACGGAACCTTTCAGAACAGGGACTGGACGGCTCGTGTGGTTGTAGACCCGGCGTCAGGGGGAGCGAATTACAACCTTTGGGAGC